AGACCTAGATTTAGGTCATCAAGATAACGAACCTCATATGCTTAAAGGTGATCTATATCGTATTGGAAAATACGCTATGGAATTATACCAAATGGTAGATAAATTTGAAGGTGAAGGTGAAGTAGATTTCCCACACTGGTGGCAATCAAAAGTAATCAAAGCTAAAGACTATTTGGTAGGTGCTAAACATTATCTAGATTTTGAGTTAAAAGAACCTCAAATCGATGCTATGGTAAATGTTGCTGCTGAAGAAGAAGTAATCGATGAAAATGCTATAGGAATCAATGACAAAAGATTAGACGATAAACAAAAGTCTGCTCTTGACCTTGCTGTAAGAGGCGATAGTTCATATTCGTTTGGAAACAATCCTTACGCTGATGATCAACTTCGTTACAAATACGCTGTAAAAATGGGTTTCTTAGAAGAAAAAAAAGAAATCAAAGAAGAAGAACCGGGTAAAACCGATCTATTAGCTTCTGCTATTCAAAAAGCTTTAAACAAACATAAAGGCGACGAATCTAAAACTTACCAACTTCAACAAGCTAGAAAAGCAATGAATAAAGGCGATTTAGATAAAGCTGAAAAAATTGCTAAAAGATTAGCTGAAAAACTAAAGTCTAACTAATGACAAAATCTGAATTAAGAGATAGAATTAAAGCACTGGTTCCTGCGGCTTATGCCTCTGTTGCTAAATCTGAACAGTCTGCTGTTGAGTATGAGGAGCTAGCTGAGTTTCCCCAACTTAAAGCCGTTATAGTCGATCTATTAACGTCTGATTACGGTAAATTCATTGATTCTATTGATTGGGTCGCTCCAAAACCGACCACGTTTCGTATAAACTTACTTAACGGACAATCATTTTATTTAATTTACCATTTAAAAAGTTGGATTGCTGAAATTTCAGGAAAAAAATATTATCTTCTTAACCTCCCAGAAGAGGAAATGGCAGTTCTATCAATTGCTCGTTTATTAAGGTTTGGGGCTAAAGCTGAAGATGTTGAACCAGTAGATTCTGAAGGATCTGAAGACATTACCCCTCCAGAAGAAAATATAACAATTGATAACGAAACTGACGTAGAAGTATAATGAACGTTTTTGACATATTTTTTAGCAAATACTCTTATAAATTTGACAAAGGATATCCTGACATGAATAATGCTCAGGATGTTTTGTTGTTGGAAACATTGTTGAGTAAAGTGTTAAATAAAAATTTTAGTTTTAGCATCTTAAAAGAAGAACTTCTTGTATGTGAAGCTACTGATAGAGAAATTTCATCTAACACAGCTAAAGCTGTAGTTCACATTATCCAAAATGCTGATTCATCTTTGGGGTTTAAATCTCAATCTGATAAAATTCGTTTAGGTAATCCTAGCAAAGTAGATCCTGAAAAAGTTCAACAAGTATTTAAGGATTTAATAGGTGTAGAAGGAGAAATTACAATCTATAACCCACGTTCAGGACCTAACCCCTCAGGTAAATTCGATATGTACGAATTTGATTCTGAAAAGTTTGGACCTGTTAGAATTATTTTAAGTGGTGGTGGTAATGCTGGTGAAAAATACGAACAAGAATTTGTTGATAAAGCTAAAGCATCTGCAGGTGATGCTAAAGAAAACCTTCCCTCTGACCTACAAACCTTATATTCAGCTTTAAATATTGATAGTACAAAATTAACTGCTGATGATATTTCATTTGCAGGTGCAACTGATACTAAAAGATCTTTATCTTTAGATGGTCCCCAAGACATTGGTGAAACTATTTCTGATTTAATTATTAAATATAATGGGAAAGAATATTACATTTCATTAAAAAATAAAGCCGGCTCTGGGATCTATTCAGGAAAAAATGTACCCTTTATCTATGAAAAAGATGGTAAAGTAGTATATGATGCTTCTAAAAAAGGAAGTGCTCCTGGTATTGATTTGTTATTTGATATATTTAATATTGATGAAGAAAAATTAGCCCAAGGTCTAAACAACTTTAGAACACAAGAAGGTGAAGTTGATAATTGGTCTTCGGTAGATATTGATAAAGATAAATTTAGAAATTTACTTGCTTCATCTTTAGGATATGGTTATTATTACGTAAGAGAAAAAGGAAAAGGTGATGTAAAAGTTATTCCTTTACTTACTGCTAAAGATGCCATGAATGCTATTGGTACTATTAAAGATGCCCAAATCAAATACCCAGGCCCTAATACAAAACAATTAACAATGAAAATCGATACTGATAGTCCTACATTTGGTGCCTCACAATATCAAGTAGCAGTTAGGAATACTCAAGGAGGATTTTTACCATTATCATTAAGAATTTCAAAAGTCAAATAATATGTGTAGCTGCGGATGTAATACTTGCGATACGAAAAAGGCGCTTACTTTAAATGAAAGTATAGCTCCCAAGGAGATATTGTCTGAAGGTTTAAGATACCATATGGACAATAATAGACCGTTAACAGAACATTTATATCGTGCTGGATCCCAAAACTATTTTAACTTATGGGCTGAAGCTCGTTCTTTATATTCTCGTCAAATTTTAGAAATTACAAACGAGGATGACTTAGCTGTTTTAGTTGAAACAGATTTAGGTCATTTTGGTACTTTAGAAGATGGTACTCGCGTTCCTTTAGATTTTATTATGGAAGATGAATATCTTGATTTAAATGAAGGTACATTTGAAAGTAATGAAATAGTAATTTACGATGATCCTAAAGGCGATGCTGGTGAAACTAAAATCTATAAAAGAGGTAATGGTTATTATGGTGTAAATGATTCATTCGATTTTGAAGCTAAAGATAAAGCTGAATTAGAAGCTAAAATTAAGCGTTGGGGGTACGAACTTCAAGCTGGTAGTTTAGACGAAGCTAAAAAGAAAAAATCCCAAAAGAAAGACCCACCAATCGGAAAACCAATGCGTGATACCTCAGGTGGTAAAGCTTATAAAGTATATGTTCGCGACCCTAAAACTAAACGCATTAAAACAGTACGCTTTGGTTCAGGCGGTTTAAGAGCTAAAATTAATGATTCTAAAGCAAGATCTGCTTTTGCCAAAAGACACAAGTGCTCAACTAGGAATGACAGAACAAAGGCATCATATTGGTCTTGTAGATTACCTCGCTATGCTAAATTATTAGGTCTTAAGTCAAATTTTAGCGGATTTTGGTAATTTATAATATTTATAACAAAATAAAAGATTATGCCAGCAACTAACGCAACATTACCAGATAACTGGTACGGAGAAGGAGAAGAACCTGGAGTTCAACTTTGGATTGGGTCTGTTGCCCCTTACTATTGTCAAAATAATGGGGCTCCTGGAGATGATCTTTCTGCTGATGGTATTTGGGTAGGAGTTAGTTCTGCTGTAAATGGTGCTCCTACAACAAAAACAACAGGATTAAAATTTGCAGTACAATATCCAGATTTAGGTGGTGTAGAACCTAGAATGGATGATGGAGCTGGAAATGCTGCATCTTGGACTTCAATTGACAGCCCTTCCAGTCCTTATTACCAAGTAGGTACTGCAGATGGAAACTGGGCTTTACAAACTGCTTATGAGGTAACTATCCAAAGATATCCTATGCCTTTTGGCCCATACCCATTAAATAAAACAACCGATAGTACACCTTACCCAGCTGCTGATGGGGATATTATTGTTGTTACTACTGGTAGCGATGTTTTAGCAGGTAATATTGGTGATGGGGGAGTCCCATATGACAACCTCGATACGAGATCATTTAATTTAATTTTTTATTCAACAGGTTCAAATAATGTAAATGATTTAGTTCAATCAATCCCTGAAAATGCAGCCCCAGGTATTAATACTCAATTAACTAATTACAATTCAACTTCAAGAAATAATTTTGTTATTAATTCAGAAGGTTTATTTGCGTTTGTAGCCATCCCAGCTGATTCCATCCCAAATGCACTTAAATGGTGGCCTATCACTTGGGATGTTCAATCCCCAAATAATGTTAGAACCATTCACTCAAAAAATGCTTCTTAATGAAACCCTATAAAGATTTAGAGGTTACAGACGAATACGTTATAAGAGAATTTGATGAGAACATTGACCCTATAGAGTTAATGTGGCATCGAGATGATGAAGACAGAACTGTCGAAGTAATAGATAGTGGTAAAGGGTGGAAATTTCAATTTGAAGATGATTTACCTTTAGATTTGGTTTCCGAAGCTACAATATTTATATTACGTCATCAATGGCACCGAGTTTGGAAAGGCAAAGGTAAGCTCCAATTGAAGATAACAAAACATATAGGATAGATTCATAGCCTGTCCGCTCGCAAGAGAAAGAAAACACTATGACAGCTGTGGCGTCACCAAATTTGGAGACGTCACTTTTTTTTTGTATATTCAATAAGTTAAAATAAAAGTAAAAAAATGGAAAAACTAGTAATCGTAGGAGCAGGTGTAGCAGGTGTTAACGCTGCAACAAAACTTGTAGACAATGGTTATCCTGGAGAACTAATCACTATCATTGATATGGGCAAAGACCCATACAACAGAAAGCCCGCCGAAGTAATGGAGGGCTTTTTAGGTGCTGGTGGTTGGAGTGATGGTAAATTAACTTACCATACCGCAATTGGGGGGCATATGTCTAAGTATTGTGGTGAGGAAAAGGCAATGGAATTGTTTGATGAGGTAATTACTAACTTTAAACGTTTCCACCCTAAACCAGAGGAAGTACAATGTTCAGATCCTCAATCAGAACCAGATTTTATTAAACCATATTTCGGTTTGCGTTTGTTTCCTGTATGGCACGTTGGTACAGATTACCTACATGAAATTGGTAAAAATTGGTACGATTACCTAGTGTCTAAAGGTGTAAATTTTGAATGGGAAACTAAAGTTGTATCAATTGACTTTGAAGAACAATGTTTTGAAGCACTTGATGTTTATCAACTTGACCAACCTTATGCTAATACACGAGTTGGCCAATACGATCGTTTGATATTTGCTGTTGGTAAATCAGGTATTGATTTTGGTAAACAATTATCTGAAGAGTATTCATTCCCTACAGAACCAAAACCAGTACAAATTGGTGTACGTTTTGAAGCCCCACAACACCACTTCCAAAAATTGATTGATATTAGTTACGATTTCAAATTGTATCGTAAATTCGATAATGGTGTTTCACTTCGCTCATTCTGTACAAACAACAATGCTGCCTATGTAGCTGTTGAACAAACATATGGAGATGTTAGCTACAATGGTCACGCTAAAAAAGGTGAACAATATAGAAACGATATGACTAATTTTGGTATCTTAATGGAAATCCCAGGTATCGAAAATCCATTTGATTGGTCACGTGAATTGGTTGATAAAGTAAATACTGCAATTATCCCAGATCAATTCCGTTTAGGACGTTTTGCTCCAAAACTTCAAGCTGGTTTGTATTATAGCCCATCTCGTAAAGTAGGTGTTACAAGTGAAGGTGAAAGAATTGCTGCTTTACCTATTGATTCACTTGATACTGTAAAAGAAGCATTCCAGGGCTACTATGATTATATTGAAGATTTTATTGAGGATATGAAAAAAGTATTCCCAACACTCGGTGATGATTGGGGTGTTTATGTGCCTGAAGTTAAGTATCTATCACCTGAACCATTAGTTGATTATTCTAATTTGGCATTAGCTAATTATCCAAATGTTCACTTTGTAGGTGATGCTCTATCAGCTCGAGGTATTACAGTTTCAGGAGCACAAGGAATTTATGTTACTAAAGATATTTTATCTAAACTTTGTAAAGTAGAAAAAGGTAATTACATTTGTGAATGGGATAACTTACAAGGAGATAATATTCAATTTTAATAAAAAACATTATGGCAAAAGATAGATTATACGAGTATAAAACAATTCGTTCAAAAGGTGCCCATATCCATTTAATTCGAATGAAAGGTGAAGAAAACTGGAAATTCCATAGTTGGGATGGTCCCGCAATTGCACCAATTGAAGGAGAAGAATCAGAATATCGTAAAGCTTATTACCTTAATGGTATTGAGTATGACCATGAATCATACAAAGAAGCCTTAAGCAATCGTGAGGGTCTTCCTTGGTATAAACAAACTGGAGTGAACGCAAGACATTAATATGAGAGAACTAACTATTCAAGCTAAACCTTACCAAGGTGAGCGACATGAAAAAGCTTGGGGTCATGAGTTATGGATTATTAACAATGATCTATATTGTGGTAAGCTTTTAGTGTTTAAACAAAACAAACAATTTTCAATGCATTTTCATCTATTGAAAGATGAAGCTTGGTATATTTCTAAAGGCCAATTTATTTACAAATGGATTGATACTGAAACAGCTACAGAACATGAACAAATAGTTAGTGAAGGCGATTGCATTCACCTAATGCCAGGCCAACCACACCAAATGTTGGCTCTCTCAGAAGGAGCTACTATATTTGAGGTATCAACAAAGCATTTTGATTACGATAGTTACAGAGTAAAACCAGGGGATTCACAATCAGAACCACCAAAACTACCATTTTAATATGAAAATAGGATTATGCGGAACAATGAGTGTAGGAAAAACTACACTTGTTAAAGCTCTTCAAGAGTTAAAATATTTTGAAGATTATAATTTTAGAACAGAACGTTCTAAATATCTAATGGAACTTGGCATTCCATTGAACACAGATTCAACAGTTAAAGGTCAAGCAGTATTTTTAGCAGAACGAGCTAGCGAATTGATGCTAGATAATATTATTACAGATCGTACTATTATTGATGTAATGGCGTTTGCAAAATGTTCTAAATCAATGAATTATCTTGAGGCACAAGATTTTTGTGACTTTGCTGCTAATATGCTCCATGAATATGATTACATTTTCTATGTTTCACCTGAAGGAGTAGAAATTGAAGATAATGGTATTAGAGAAACTAATGCTAATTATAGAGACATGATTGATGAAACTATTCAATTGCTATCTACTAAATATAGACACAAAATTAAAAATCTACATACTTTAGAAGGTAGTACTGAAGATAGAATTTTTCAAATGGTAAACTATATGGATCTTTGACATATTTATAATAAAAATATCCAAATGAAAAAATCTGAATTTAAATCATATATTCGCGAAGAGATTATTTCTGTATTATCCGAAGCAGGAGAACAAGATCTTAAAACACAACAAGATCTTAATAAAGAATTAGAAAAAACTATCGAGTTATCTAAACAACTATCTGAAGCAGATCCGGCTGATATTAAAGCCCAACAAGATTTAGGTAAGGAATTAGATAATACTAAATCTAAAGTGGATGCTCTTACTAAAGCTTCTCAAGACTCTCCTTTAGCTGAAGACGAAGACGAAGAACCTACAGCTGCAGACCTTAAGAAAAAAGATTCAGTAGCTACTACAGCATCTAAACTTCAAAAACTTACAGCTAAGATGAAAGATCTAGCTAAAGCTTATAAAGAAGCTGAAGGTGATAAAAAGGAAAAAATTAAAGATGAGCTGAAGAGTTTAACAGCTGAAAAGAAAAAACTTGAAAGAGCTCTTTAAAAATATCCAAACACTACTTATTGTAGTATTAGTTATAGTTATTCTTTTAATGAGAAGTTGCTCGGGTAATGTTAAACCTTCTGAGCCTCAAGTTATAAGAGACACAATTGTTGAGTATGTAACTATTGAAAAAGAGGTACCGGTTTACGTACCTAAAATTAAATATGTTACAAAAATAGACATTGATACTATTACAATGCCTATTGACACAGCAGCAATTTTAGCTGATTATTATGCTATTAAAACTTATGAAGATAAGCAAGTATTAGATAGCCTAGACATCACTATTACAGACACAATTTCCCAAAATCAAATTATGGGAAGATATTTAAAATATAATTTTACTTATCCTAGAACTACAATTAAAGAAAAAATTTATCTTAACCAACGAGAATTTTATTGGGGGTTAGGATTATCAGGCCGAACAAATCAAATTAACTACTTAGGTGGTGAATTGTTATACAGAAATAAAAATAAACAAGCATACGGTTTTGGAATAGGTATTAATCAAGATTTCCAACCAGTTATATCAGGCCGTATGTACTGGAAAATTGGAAAATAATGGCTAATCAGGATTTAAAACAGATAATTAGGCAAGAATATCTTAAATGTGCACAGGATCCTGTACACTTTATGAAAAAGTATTGCTTTATCCAACACCCACAACGAGGTAGAATCCAATTCAACCTTTACCCTTTCCAAGAAAAGGTACTCACTTTATTTAGAGATAACCCATATTCCGTAGTATTAAAATCCCGCCAGTTAGGTATCTCAACCTTAGGTGCAGGTTATTCTTTATGGTTAATGTTATTCCATCAAGATAAAAACGTACTTTGTATTGCGACAAAACAAGAAACAGCTAAAAACATGGTTACAAAGGTTAAGTTTATGTATCATAACTTACCCTCTTGGCTTCAAATACCTGCAGACGAAGATAATAAATTAACATTAAGGTTAAATAATGGTTCCCAAATCAAAGCAACATCAGCCTCAAGTGATGCTGGTAGATCGGAAGCCGTTTCTCTTCTATTAATTGATGAGGCCGCTTTTATTGAAAATATTGGTGAGATTTGGGCCTCAGCTCAACAAACACTTGCCACTGGTGGTGGGTGTATTGCTTTATCTACTCCTTATGGTACCGGTAACTGGTTTCACCAAACATGGGTTAGAGCTGAAAATGGTGAAAATGATTTTTTACCTATTAAATTGCCTTGGTTTGTACACCCTGAACGTGATCAAGCATGGAGAGATAGACAAGATGAATTGTTAGGTGACCCTAGAATGGCAGCACAAGAATGTGACTGTGATTTTAGCACCTCAGGTGATATTGTTTTTTATCCCGAATATATAGATTTTTACGAACAAACATATGTTAAAGAACCTTTAGAAAAACGTGGAGCTGACCAAAACTTATGGGTTTGGGAACCTGCTGATTATTCTAGAACATACATGGTTGTAGCTGATGTTGCTCGTGGTGATGGTAAAGATTATTCGGCCTTCCATGTAATTGATATTGAATCAAATACGCAAGTTGCTGAATATAAGGGGCAAATTGGTACTAAAGAATATGGACATTTATTAGTAGGAATTGCTACAGAATACAACCAGGCCCTTCTTGTAATTGAAAATGCTAATATTGGGTGGGCAAGTATTCAAGTAGCTATTGATAGAAATTATCCTAACCTATATTACTCACCTAAGAGTGGAGAAATAACATCCGATTCGTACTTTGACTCTTACATGGATACAAGTAGAATGACCCCTGGTTTTACAATGTCTTCAAGAACACGACCAATGGCTATTGGTAAATTTCAAGAATACATTAGTGATAAAGGAGTTACAATACAATCCAAAAGATTAATAGGAGAAATGAAAGTATTTATCTGGAAGAATGGAAGGGCTGAGTCTCAAATAGGGTATAACGATGACTTGGTTATGGCATTCTCTATTGCTATGTTTATGAGAGATACAGCTTTTAAATTTAGACAACAAGGGATTGATTTAACAAAAGCCTCATTAAACGCTATGAGTAAAACAACTACCAACTATACTGGTGTATATTCTCGTAATGATTTTAAAAACCCATACAAGATAGACAATCCTTACGGCGGCAAAGAGGACATTAGCTGGCTTTTATAATATTTATAATAATAACAAAACACACCAATGGCGGATACTAGCGTATTTACAAGACTTAAAAGATTATTTTCTACGGATGTCATCATCCGAAATGTAGGAGGTAATCAACTTAAAGTAATTGATACTAATTCAATTCAACAGACTGGTAAAATTGAGACTAATTCATTGGTTGACAGGTTTTCTAGACTTTACACAACAGGGGCAGCACCAATTTTTAACCCTAACCTTAATTACCAAACATTAAGAGTTCAACTTTATAGTGATTATGAAGCGATGGATACAGATGCTATCATTGCTTCAGCTCTTGATATTATTGCTGATGAAAGTACTTTAAAAGATGACATGAATGAAGTACTTCGTATTAAATCTACGGATGAAGATATTCAACAAATCCTCTATAACTTATTCTATGATGTTTTAAATGTAGAATTTAATTTATGGATGTGGGTTAGACAGATGTGTAAGTATGGTGATTTCTTCCTAAAATTAGAAATTGCTGAAAAGTATGGTGTTTATAATGTTATTCCTTACACAGCATATAATATTACAAGATTAGAAGGAACCAATCCTGAAAATCCAAGTGAAGTAAAATTCCAATTGGACCCCGATGGTTTAGCTGGAGAAAGCTCTTACGGGGGTTACTTTGGTGGTTTAATGGGTGGTGCTGGTGTAACTGGAACTGGAAATTATGTAATTTTTGATAATTACGAAATGGCTCATTTCCGTCTATTAACAGATGCTAATTACCTCCCTTATGGTCGTTCTTATATTGAACCAGCTCGTAAATTATTTAAGCAATATATTTTGATGGAGGATGCTATGTTAGTTCATAGAATTGTCCGTGCCCCCGAAAAACGTGTTTATTATATTAATGTTGGAGGTATCCCACCAAATGAGGTAGATGCATTTATGGAAAAAACAGTCTCCAAAATGAAACGTACTCCATATATTGACCAACAGACCGGAGATTACAACCTTAGATTTAACATGCAGAACATGCTTGAAGATTTCTTCATCCCAGTTCGTGGAAATGATTCAGCAACTAAGATTGATACAACACCAGGTTTGAACTATGATGGTATTCAGGATGTTGAATATCTAAGAGATAAATTATTTGCTGCCTTAAAAATTCCAAAAGCATTTTTGGGGTATGATGAAACTACCGATGGTAAAGCTACACTAGCAGCTGAGGATATTCGTTTTGGTCGCACAATTGACCGTATTCAACGCATTATAGTTTCAGAATTATATAAGATAGCAACGGTTCACTTGTATACTCAAGGATACACTGGAGAACAATTATCGAATTTTGAATTAAGTTTAACTACCCCATCAATTATCTACGACCAAGAACGTATTGCATTGATGAAAGAAAAAGTAGACTTAGCTCAACAATTAATGGAAACTAAGTTATTACCAACAGATTGGATCTATGATAATATCTTTAGATTTAGTGAAAACGAATACGATGAGTACAGAGATCTTATCTTTGAAGATACTAAACGTCAATTCCGTTTATCTCAAATTGAAAATGAAGGTAATGATCCTCTGGAAACTGGTAAATCATATGGTACCCCTCATGATCTTGCTTCCATGTATGGTAAGGGTAGATATGATTCAGACCCAGCAAATGTTCCCCCGGGGTATGATGAAGGTACAATCGATCCCAAATTAGGTCGTCCTAAAGAAAAAGCATCTAAGAGAAATACTCAAGATGATAATTTTGGTAAGGATAGATTAGGTGCTAAAGGTATGAAAAATGACTATAATGCATCAAATTCCCTTAAAAATAATTTTAAAGGTGGTTCCCCTTTAGCACTAGAATCAATGCTAAGTAAAATTCCTATGAATACTAAAAAGTTAGTATTTGAGAGTGCTAAAAAAGGCGAATCGTTACTAGATGAAAATAATTTAAAGGAACAAAAATCCTGATATATTTATAATAAAACCCTAGGGGAATGAAATTGAAACATTCAAAATACAAAAACACGGGTATTCTTTTCGAGCTGTTGGTTAGACAAATCACAGCTGATACCTTGTCTGGTAAACCTTCACCAGCTACAAATATCATGAAGAAATACTTTGTGAAAACTGAATTATCCAAAGAATACAAATTATACGAAACCTTACTTCAAAAAGTAGGATTAACCGAAGGCAAGGCTGAAATTACTATCAATACAGTTTTAGAAACTTCTAAAAAATTAAATAAATCTTCTTTAAAAAGAGAAAAATATAATTTAATTAACGAAATTAAAAAGTATTATAATTTAGATGAGTTTTTTAAAACTCAATTACCACATTATAAGGTACAAGCTTCTTTTTATTTATTGATGGAAATTTATAACCAAGATAAATTGGTTAACCCTTCACACATTATTAACCATAAAGTTACTCTTTTAGAACATTTGACATCTAAAGAAGTAAATAAAGAAGAAGTTAAAAATAGTGTTATTGAAGAATTCAAATCATACGATAAAGACCTCCGTATCTTAACATATCGTATTTTGTTAGAAAGATTTAATGGTAAATATGATAATTTAAGTACTAACCAAAAACAAGTACTTAAAGAATTTATCAACTCAGTAGATTCAACCCCAGCTTTAAGGAACTTTTACAATTCTAAAATTGCTGATATTAAATCAATTCTTTTAGAATTAAATAAAAATGTATCTGATAAAGCGATTCAAATTAAAATTGATAGCGTATCTGGTTTATTAGAAGAAGCAGGAAAAAGTACTAAAATTAATGATGACCATTTAATCAATCTGTTGCAATATTACTCACTTGTTGAAGAACTACAGAAAGCAAATGGCTAATTATAAGTATACATTAAACGAAGCTACCCTTAAACCTAAGGATATTGATCCATCTTTACTTAAACGTTTAGAGGATAGATATGGCCCTGTAAAAGATACAGATTTTTTTTCAGATGATTTAAAGACTTATTTTAAAACTAGCAACATTGACC